ACCCGCTGCCGCCAAGCCGGCGCAGACCTCGACCGACGAGTTCAACGACGAGATCCCGTTCTGATGCTCAAGATCATCCGCAGCTGGGCGAGCCTGCTCGTGCTCTGCGCGAGCATCGGCATCGTCGTCGGCGTCATCGGCGGCACTGCGCTCATCGTCGCGCGCGGCATCGAGGCGCTCGCCCGATGAACTGGCGCGTCGATCGTGGCATCGGCGAGAAGCCGATCAGGCTCTGCCCGGTCTGCGGCGTGGAGTCGGTCGCGGGAAAGAAGTGCCGCTATCACATCCACAGCGAGAAGCGCACCGAGTACCATGCGGCCTACTACCGCGCGAACCATGCGAAGCTGCGGCCAGTCGCAGCCGAGCGCATGCGCTACAACCGCGAACGCAACCGGGTGAAGCGTGACGTCATCCGCGCCCTCTGCGAGGGCATCGACCAAGGCAGACAGGAGGCCATGACCTGATGGGCGCATCGCAGCGACGAAAGGGCGCAGCCGGCGAGCGTGAACTCGCGCAGATCCTCAGCGCCGAGCTCGGCATCTGCGTCCAACGCAAGCTCGGCCAGGCGCGCGACGGAGGCTACGACCTCACCCAGACCGGGCCGTTCACCTGGGAGGTGAAGCGTCGCAAGGGCATCGCCGTCCACGAGTGGGTCGAGCAGTGCGTCAAGGCTGCAGGGCCGCACGACATCCCCGTCGTGGCCTGCCGCGGCGACGGCAAGGAGTGGCTGGTGGTGATGCGCCTCAGCGACGCCCTGCCGCTCATCCGTGGCGAAATCAGCGAGGCACCGATGGAGCCATGAAAAGCCGCGACGAATACTTCTGCCGAGGCCCTTGGGTGCTCGTCTCCCGCGAGGCCTTCTTCTGGACCGGCGAGCGCAACGCCAGCGTCCCGCTCAATGCCTGGTGGACGCAGCACCTCAGCGAGGCCAAGCAGTTCCGCAGTGTGGCCGAATGCTATCGCGCCGCGTCAGGGGTCAAGCGCCTTGCCTCTGCCCGCCCACGCCGACTCGACCGATGAGCGAGCTGGCCTTCACCCGCATGAAGCTCGCGCAGTGGGCACGCTACTGCCGAGGCCGCGCGCGCACCGGGTACCCGACCTCGGCCGCCTTCACCCATGCCGGTGAGGGCGATCGCGCGCACGATGACCTCAGCGAGATGCCGCCAGACCTGAGCGAAATCGACCGCATTGTCGCTCACCTCGCCGAGCTGCATCGCTTGCCGCTCGTCACGTTTTACCTTAGCCGCGCCGCGCTCGAGGTCAAGGCCGCACGCCTGCGCATCAGTCGCCGCACGCTCATGCGCCGGGTCGCAACCGCCGAGCAGCAAGTTCACCTCGAGCTGGTGTCTTGCACCTGCCCAGAAAGTGTGCCATAAGGCGGCACAGTGGCCGGGCTACCGGCGACAGAATCGCGGCACGGCACACACACACAGGTCCCACACCTAGGCCGGAGACCGCGCCCTATGCGATACGACGTCCGCGCCGACCTGCGCGAAGCCATGCAGAAGCTCGAGGGACTTCGAAAGGACCAGATCCCGTTCGCTACTGCCTTCGCGCTCACGCAGACGGCCAAGGACAGCGAAGCCGCGGTCAAGACCAAGATGCGGTCGGTGTTCAACAACCCGACCCCGTACACGCTCGCAGGCCTCTTCGTGAAGCCCGCGACGAAGGCCCGGCTCACCTCGACCGTGAAGTTCAAGGACGAGTCGGCCAAGGGTGTCCCTGCTGACCGCTACATCACCGTCCAGGTCGAGGGCGGCGCACGTCGTACCAAGGGCTTCGAGGAGCTGCTAATTCGCAGCGGGGTCATGCCCCCGGGCTTCTACGCCGTGCCCACACGGGCGGCTCGACTGGACTCCTACGGCAACGTGCCGAGGGGTACGCTGAACGCCATCCTCTCGCAGCTGCAGGCCAGCCGAGACGTACTGTCACGCGAGACCCCGGCAAGCAAAGCTCGAGCAGCCAAGCGCCGCAACCGCAGGACGAGCCGCTACTTCACGGCTTACCCCGGCCGAGCGAGGACCAAGCATCTGCCGCCCGGGATCTACGAACGCGTGGGCTTCGGCTTCGGCTCGGCGATCCGGCCGGTGTTCCTGTTTGTGGAGCGCGCGCCGGTATACAAGCCTCGGCTGCCGTTCTACCGCATCGTCGACGAGACGCTGCGGCTGAGGCTGGTGCCGAACTTCGAGCGCGCCTTCGAGCTGGCCGAGCGCACCATGCGGCCGGCGGCGTGAGTGTGGCGACGGCGCAACGGGGCTGTGGCGTGCGCGCCACGGGTCACGGGTCCTCCGGGGTAGGGTCAACTACGGGTATTTCGGACGGCAACATAGTTGTAGCGCCAGAGCAACAATCGTTCCTTCCGATGACGCAAAGGATATGCGAGTGTTGCGTTAAATCGAAAACGCTGACGGAATTTGAGTTGATGAATTCCGGCCATCGCAGACGCATTTGTCGCAAATGCCGTGATGCGCGATATGAAAAAACACCAAAGGCGCGCGAGAAGGCCAGACAAAGAGCCGCAGCTGCACGCAAGAAGCGAGAAGCTGATGGCACCGCAAAGGAGTATAAGCGCCGCCATCGAAAAGCCCAGCGCGCTCGATATGTCGCGGCGGGTCTGACGACAAACGGCACGCCGCGAGTGGCCCCGCCTCTCCGCAGCAAAGTGGAACGCGCCGCAGCTCGCGCGCCAAGTGAGTACCGCGCCTGGCGTCGCCGATGGCTGCGCGAATTAGCGCCGGCTGAGTGTGTGCTAGCTTGGTACGCCGGCACGGGCAGGCCGTGGAACAGCCCGCGACTGAGCGACGGCGAGAAGTTCACGATGCGTTATCGGATGGATGATGTCTTCCGTGCGCGCCAAATCATGAAGGCGCAGCGGCGAAAGACAAGCCGCGCCGAGCGTGTGGCTAAAGCGTCCGACGGATCGGTGACGCCGGCGGCGCTGGGTGCGCTGTTCGGCGAGGCTCGTTTCTGCGCCTACTGCATGGAGCCTTTCAAGAGCTCGGCCGACAAGCAGGCCGACCATGTTGAGCCCTTGGTTCTGGGCGGGTCGCACTCAATGGACAATCTCGTCATCGCGTGCGTGAGCTGCAACTCATCGAAGGGGCGCAAGCCTCTGCTTCAATGGCTAATCGCGGAAAAGCGGACGTCGAACTCGGCGCACTGAACCAGCAGCAGGCGGCGTGGCTCCTCGGGGTCACCTCCCGCACGCTGCGGGACTGGCCTGATGCGCCGCGGCGCGCTGACGGATCGTATGACGGCCGCGCGCTGGTGGCGTGGGCGGTTGCGCGGAGCGGCGGCTCGGAGAATACTGAGCACCCGACGCAGCGCGAACGGCTCGCGGCAGCGCAGGCCGAGAAGGTCGAGGCTGAGAACCGGGTGCGCCGCGGCGAGCTGGTGGAGATCGAGCAGACGGCACAGGGCTGGGACGACATCGTCCTGGCGACGCGCGCGAAGCTGCTGTCGCTGCCCACGAAGCTTGCCCCGACGCTTGTGCGACAATCGGACCCCAATGCCATCAGCCGCGCCATCGCCGACGAAATCGACCACGCTCTCGCCGAACTTGCGCGCGAGGATGGCGCGGACGATGCGGCTGTTCGCACCACCGCCGAAACTGACGGTTTCGCAGTGGGCGGACCGGTACCGGAGGCTGTCTAGCGAGGCGTCGGCCGAGCCCGGCATCTGGCGCACCGACCGTGCGCCGTACCAGCGCGGGGTCATGGACGCCGTCGCGGACGACACGGTGCGCGAGATCTGGGTGATGAAGTCGGCGCAGGTCGGCTGGACCGAGATCCTCAACAACGTCATCGGCTACCACGTCGCGCAGGACCAAGCGCCGATGCTGCTGGTGCAGCCGACGCTTGAGATGGCGGAGGCCTGGTCGAAGGACCGCCTCGCGCCGATGGTGCGAGACACGCCGGCGCTGAGTGAGCTCATCGCCGACCCGCGCTCGCGGGACTCGGGGAACACGCTCCTCCACAAGAAATTCCCCGGCGGTCACCTGACGGTGGCGGGTGCGAATTCGCCGGCGGGGCTGGCGTCGCGGCCGATTCGCGTGGTGCTCTTCGACGAGGTGGACCGCTACCCGGCCTCAGCCGGCACGGAAGGCGACCCGGTGAGCTTGGGCAAGAAACGCACGGCGACCTTCTGGAACCGCAAGGTCTTGGCGGGATCGACGCCGACCATCAAGGGGTCGAGCCGCATCGAGGCCGGCTTCGAGTCGGGCGACCAGCGGCTGTACTTCGTGCCCTGTACGCACTGCGGCGAGATGCAGCGCCTCGTCTGGTCGCAGGTACGCTGGCCGGACGGGGACCCAGCGGCGGCGGCCTATGTGTGCGTCGCCTGCGGTGCCGAGCTCGGCGACGCGGACAAGGCCGAGATGCTGCGTGCGGGTGAGTGGCGGGCGACGCGCGAGAGCCGCGGCATCGCATCCTTCCACATCAGCGAGCTGTATTCGCCCTGGTCGACGTGGGGCGAGATGGCGGTGGCATTCCTCGAGGCGAAGAAGCTGCCCGAGACGCTGCAGACGTGGATCAACACGTCCCTCGGCGAGACCTTCGAGGAGCGCGGCGACGGTGTCGCGGCGGTGGGCCTCGCGGCGCGGCGTGAACCCTACACGGCGCAGTCGCTGCCCGGCGGCGCGCTGGTGCTGACCTGCGGCGTCGACGTGCAGGACGATCGCCTCGAGGCGTCGGTCTGGGCGTGGGGGCGAGACGAGGAGGCGTGGCTCGTCGAGCATCAAGTGCTTCCCGGTGATCCCGGCAGCGAGTCGCTGTGGGCTGACCTGGACGCATTTCTGAATCGGCCGCGGTCCCGCGAGGACGGGCGGCAGATGCTGATCGAGGCGACGTGCGTCGACTCGGGCGGCCACTTCACGCAGCAGGTGTACGGCTACTGCGCGCGGCGCAAGGCGCGGCGCATCTGGGCGGTGAAGGGTGCCGGCGGCTTCGGGCGGCTGGTGTTCCCGAAGCGTGCGGGGCGCGCCGGCAAGACGTCGGCGCAGCTCTACATCGTCGGCGTCGACACGGCGAAGGACGTGCTCTTCGGGCGGCTCAAGCGGGTCGTCGAACCGGGCGCGGGCTATGTGCACTTCCCGGCCTCGGTCGATGATGTCTACTTCGACCAGCTGACCGCCGAAACGATGGTGTACCGGGTGGTGCAAGGCCGCCGGATGCGTTCCTTCAAGCCGAAGTCGGCCGGGGCGCGAACGGAGGCGCTGGACTGTTTCGTGTACGCCTACGCGGCCTTTGTCGGTCGCGGCGGTGGGAACGTGCTGACGGCGCGGCGCGACCAGGTGGCGACGGATGTCGCTGCGGTCGAGCCGGTCGTCGAGGACAAGACCGAAGCGGTGCCGGTTGCGCCGCGGCGAGTTCCGCTGCGTCGTCCGCCTCGAGGCGGCGGTGGTGGCGGGTGGATGAACGGTTGGCG